GAACAAAAGTTCTGAGAAGTGGTAGCAAAAAAGCCCCTAAGAAAACTGATGCTTATAAAAACACGACCTCAAGATTAAAGAAAAACGGAAAATGGCAAGATGCACAATCAGCCATTTCCATGTTGTTAAACGATTAATTTAAGAGGATAATACAATGGCAATTATTGCAAATACTTTTACAAGGTATTCAGCGGTTGGTATTCGTGAAGAATTATCTAATATCATTTATAACATTTCTCCTGAAGAAACACCATTTATGTCGAACGGTGGCAGAGAAACAGTCAGAAACACTTTCTTTGAGTGGCAAACTGACTCTCTTGCTAACGCTTCTACAAACTATCAAATAGACGGTGATGATATTGGTACTTTTCCAGCGACAGTGGCTACTGCTAGAATAGGAAACTATACAAACATTTCAAGAAAACTTGTTGTCTTAGCTGACAACTTAGAAGTTATTAACGAGGCAGGCAGAACTTCAGAACTTGCCTATCAAATAACTAAACTTGGACAAGAACTTAAAAGAGACCAAGAAGCTACACTTTTGGCAAATAGTGCAGGTGTAGGTGGTGGAACTGGTACTGCTAGACAAACAGCAGGACTTCCAGCATGGCTTAAAACAAACTCTAGCAGAGGTACTGGCGGTACAGACCCAACAGTAGCTGGTGGTATTGTTAATAATGCGGCTGGTGATTCAACCAATGCTAACAAAAGAGCTTTCACCTTAGGCTTACTTGATGATGTTATCGAAAAAGTATGGTCTCAAGGCGGAACACCTAAGATGCTTATGGTTGGTCCACACAATAAAACAGTAGTATCTGGATTCTCAGGTATCGCCGCTAACAGGTATGAAGTTAAAAAACCTGAAGCTGGTGTTATTATTGGAGCCGCTGATATTTATGTATCAGACTTTGGAGCAGTTAATATTGTTCCTAATAGATTCCAAAGAGAAAGAGATGCTTATGTCTTAGATGCTGAGTTTTACTCAACTTGCTTCTTACGACCTGTAGAAGTTGTTGATTTAGCTAAAACTGGTGATGCTGAGAAACGCATGATACTTGTAGAATATGGACTTAAAGTTAAAAATGAAGCCGCACTTGGTGTGGTTGCTGATTTAACAGATTCATAAATCACATAGGAAAATGGGGTAGTCAGCGATTGCGACTACCCCTAAACTAAACAAATGAACAAAAAAAGATTAATAAATTTCGACAACGAAACAAAAATTTCAAATAACTTTACCTTTGAAGAAGATATTTCAGGCAAAGGAGAGCATAATTTTGTTTTAAGTAGAGAACAAGATGTAACGCAGATAATAAAAGATAATAAAGAACAATTTAATTTAAGCGATAAAAGAGACCCTTATGGTCATTGGAATAAAGTAGCTTCAATACCAATGGTTCTTTATTACGATTTAAAAGCTAAAGGTATTTTAGATGACCCTAAGGCTTTAAAAAAATGGTTAAACGACCCAGATAATAAGTACTTTAGAACAAGAGAAGGAACCGTTTAATGGCTTTAGTAAATTATTCAGATTTAAAAACAAGTGTAGCAGACTGGCTTAACAGAACTGATTTAACTACAACTATACCAGATTTCATTACTTTAGCTGAAGCTGGTTTTAATAAAGAAATACGAAATAGAAAAATGATTAAAAGAGCAACAGCAACGATTGATTCTCAATATAGTGCTGTACCAGCCGATTGGTTACAAACAGTTGACTTTGTAATAGAGTCAAATCCTATTGTAACTTTAGAATTTACAACAAATGAACAGCTTGATAAATTAAGAGAAACTTACACCTCAGGTGGTACACCAAAATTTTACACAATAGTAGGTCAAGAACTAGAAGTTTTACCTGTTCCTGATTCAGCAACGCTGACAGGAGAAGTAACTTACTATAGTAAAATCCCTAACTTAACTGACGCTAACCCAACTAATTGGTTAATGAATAGCAGTCCTGATATATATTTATATGGAACTCTGCTACAATCAGCACCATATCTAGTAGATGATTCAAGAATAGCAGTATGGTCTAGTTTGTATCAGAAATTAGTTAAGGACTTAGAAATCGCAGACCAAAAGGCAAGAGTAGGCGATTCAACTTTAAGAATAAAAGCACCCGCATTACAATAAGGAGATTAAAAAATGAGTTTTAGCGATTATTTAGAAAACAAAATTCTTGCCCACACTTTTTCAGGAACAACTTTTACACCCGCTGGAACACTTTATTTGGCGTTATATACTGTAGCACCAGGTGATGACGGAACAGGCGGAACTGAAGTTTCAACTTCTGGAACAGGGTATGCAAGACAAACAGTTACTTTTACTACAACTTTAAGTCAGTCAAGTAACACGGCCGCTGTAGAATACTCAACAGCAACAGCAAGTTACGGAACAGTCGTAGCGGTTGGTGTATTAGATGCTTCAACAAGTGGTAATTTATATGCAGTAGGAACTTTAGCTACACAAAAACCAATATCAACTGGTGATGTGTTTAGAGTACCCGCTGGTGATTTAGATATTGATTTAACATAAGGAATTAAATGTCTGGAACTAGAGATTATGGACAAGGTGGATATTCTTCCAATGTGTATGGCGAATGGGGTTACTCAGATGCTTCATGCACAATAACAGCTTCATCTAGCTTTACAAATAGAGCCTTTAGAGGTTATGGGAGAGGCGGTTACGGTTCTAATCTTTACGGAGTTTGGGGATATACCGATAGCGGTCAAATATCTTCAACTTCATCATCAAGTTTAAGTTTATCTGCGGCTCACCCTGTAGACACTTATTCTTCTGGTGAATATGGTTATGGTAATTATTCTGCTGGAACAATTAGAGATGCAAGTGCTACAGTTAATGCTGTCGCAACTATCTCTGCTGTTGGCGGATATGTAGCATCACCACAAATAACAGTTAATGCTGTAGCAACTGTTTCGTTAACAGGACAAGTAGTAAGTGGCGGTATAATACCTGCACAAGCTACTTCATCATTAAATGTAATAGGAACTGTTACATTTAGTGGCAACCCATATCCTATTAATGGAGTTTCTACGGTTACGACTGTATACAATAGAATAGTGTTTATAGATGTTTCAAATATATCAGCCCAATCATCTACAAACTTTAGTGCAAGATTAAAATGGGTTGACGAACCAAATGCTTCTACAACATGGACTGAAGTCTATAAAGTAGCGGCCTAATTATAAGGAGTAAATGCAATGGCAGATACAACAACAACAAATCTGAATCTGACTAAGCCAGAAGTCGGTGCTTCTACGGACACATGGGGAACTAAAATCAATACTGATTTAGATTCTCTTGATGCTCTTTTCGCCGCCGCTGGTTCAGGAACTTCAGTTGGACTGCAAGTCGGTTCAGGAAAAACTTTAAGTGTAGGTGGAACTCTAGTAGGTAGCGGAACAGTTACACTAGATAATTCAACCATTTCAGCAACAGGGTCCACAATATCTAATTTAGGAACTGTAACAACAGTTGACTTAAACGGTGGTACGATTGACGGAGTAACTATTGGTGCAACTACAGCCGGGGCTATTACAGCCACAAATTTAACAGGCACAGGCACAATTAATTTTAATGGTGCTACTGTTAGTGATTTAGGTTCTGTAACTACAGTTGACTTAAATGGTGGAACTATTGACGGAACAGCAATAGGTGGTTCTGTAGCAAGTACAGTTACAGCTACAATTTTAAAATCAACAAGTACAAGAGAAACAAGTAGCAATGTTACACAATCTACAGGAACATTAACTTTAGATTGTTCTACAGGAAATGCTTTTTCTTTTACACCTACACAAAACATAACAACATTAACAATTAACAATATACCAGCTTCAGGAGATGCTTACAGCATGGTCTTAAAAATAGGTGGTTCATCATATACTATTGCATGGGGCGCCGCTGTTAAGTGGGCAGGTGGTCAAGCACCAGCTTTATCAAGTTCAAATCATGATGTAATTGTTTTAATGACAGTTGATGGCGGAACTAATTGGTATGGATTTATTTCTGCTCAAGATATGTCATAATTAGGAGATAAAAATGAGTTTAGGCAACAACATGATTCTGGCTTCAGGTGCAGTTATTGAACCTGAAAATGTAAGTATTCCAATTCTTACACCAAGAGATGAAACTTTTACAATAACAGTCGTTAATTCTGGCGGTAATAAGTTTTATGCAAACGGACAAAATAGTTTGTATGTGCAACTATATCAAGGTTTTACATATAAATTTGACCAATCAGACGCAAGTAATTCAAGCCACCCTTTAGTGTTTAGTACAACAGAAGATGGTTCAAATTATACTACTGGCGTGTCAAGTTCTGGAACACCAGGTCAAGCTGGTGCTTATACTCAAATTATCGTGGCTAATTCTGCTCCAGCAACTTTATGGATAAAATGTAGCAATCATTCTGGTATGGGTTTCTCAACTCCAGTTAATGCTTTCAACAATATTCTATATACTACAGACGGAGCTTGGAATACTTCTGGTGATTTCACTTATCAATGGCAAAGAGGAGGAGGAGGTTCTTTCTCTAATATAGGTTCAGCAACAAGTAATTCTTATACTTTAACAGGTAGTGATGATGGACAGTATGTAAGATGTGCTGTAACATTAACTAATGATGCTGGAACAGCCACAGCTTATACTAATCTTTCAAATGTAAAACCTGGTCAATATGAGTATACAGGAACTAGCGGTACTGTCGGTTGGACTTGTCCTGCTGGAGTTACATCTATATCTATAATGGCTATAGGTAAAGGTGGAACTGGTTACTCTGTTTGTAATAATGTTACTTCTGGCACAGGCGGTAAAGGTGGAGCATTATCTTATAAAAACAATTACACAGTAACTCCTGGAACAACTTATTATCTTCACATGAACTCGTATATAAATGCACCTCATTATGCAAATGTGGCTGGATTTAGTACAAGTAGTGGTACAAGTAGTATTAGTAATTTTATCGTTGCCGCACAGCCAGGGGAAAATGGAACTAGTGGTGGTGATGCCAGTAAAGGCGTAGGTGATGTTAAAAGAAATGGCGGTAATGCTTACGGAAATCTAGGCTCTGGTGCTGGAGCGGCTGGTTATTCTGGTGATGGTGGTAGTATGAACAACGGCAGTAATCAATCTGGTAATGCTGGTTCTGGCGGAGGCGGAGGTGCTGGTGCTTCTGTTCCAGCTTATCAAAGTGGTGGAGCTGGCTCTGGTGCTGGTGGAGGTGGAACTGGTAGATATGGAGAAGGTACAAGTGGAGCTGGTGGTGTTTATAATGGAAGTGTTACTACAAATAGATTCGGTGGCGGTGGCGGTGGCTCTGGCGCTGATGATGCCTTAGGTGTTGACTATCAATATACCGGAAGTGGTAGAAGTGGTACTGATTACGGCGGTGGTGGAGCTGGTGGCGGTGCTTGGTATGGTTGGGGCCCATGTTCAGGAGCAGGTAGTGGCGCAAAAGCTGTCGTAAGAATTTTATTTCCAGGTAACACTAGGTCATATCCAACTACAAACACGGAGAATTTGTAATGAGTGAATTAAGAGATATAAATGCTATCTATTATATTAGAGTTGAAAATGATGAAGCTGTTGGTGTTCCACAAGAAAAAGAAAACATTATTGATGCTTTAAATGAAAATCCTGAAGACCCTAATAATAACTGGGAACTAATAGATTGTTCAGCAGATTTTAATAACGATTTTGAGTGGACACTTTTACCTTATGAACAACTTGCTTCTGATACTTATGAAAAAATTAATGGAGTTTGGACTGTAGTTGAAAACAAAGAAGATATGTCTGGTCCAGTTTTAGTTCAAAAACAAGAGTTTATGAAACAAGAATTAGAATCAGGTAGAGATTTTCAACTTGCTTTAGCAATAGAAGATAAAGGTAAAGAAACAGACCCAGAAAAAATTGCTTTATGGGAAGGTTTTATTATTGAACTAGAAGATTGGGTTTTTGACCCTAATGACCCTAATCCTACTTTACCACCTTTACCTGCACCTTTATATCCACCAGAGGAAGAAGTTATACTTAATTAAAAGGAGTTCTTATGACTACATTATTATTAATACTAACAAGCATTGTTACAATATCATCTTTGATATGTAGTTTTGTTCCTACAAATATATTACCTGAAAAATTTAAAAAAATAATAAAAATTTTAGCTTTGAATTTTAACAATGTGCATTACGACTGCAATCACAAGAAGAAGAAAAAGAGCAGTTAAATGAGTGGTCTTTCAGAACTTGAACAAGGTAAATTAATAGAAGCAGTTGAAAGTCTTGAAAAACAAGTAACGAGATTAAACACAAGACTTGATACTCTTGAAGGACAAATGAAATCAGGAAAAGGAGTTGTTATAGGAATATTTTTAACAGCAAGTGGTATTTCTGCCGCAGTTGTTGGTTTGTTTGGAAAAATGTTTGGGTAATAACAACAAGCAGTTAGGCAGAGTTGGAGAGTTAATGGTTTGTTTTGAATTAGAAAAACTTGGTTATAATACCTCTTTAGTTGATGCTGAAGGTTATGACATTGTAGTTAATGTTTTAAATAAACCTTTAAGACTTCAAGTTAAATCTTCTAGCACAACAGATAAACAATCAGCAAAAGGTGGTAAACCTAGATACAATTTTTCAACTTCAGTAGGTAGAGTAAAAAGAAAACTTACAAAAGAAGATACTGATATTGTTGCTTTAGCATCAATAAAACAACAAAGAATACTTTTTAAAAATGTTTCTGAAATTACAGGTCCTACAACTAAAATTAGTGAAGCTCATTTTTATGAACCAAATATTACAAAAGATTCTTTTGAAAAATGTTTAAATAGTGAAAAAATAATATGAGTTTATTAGCAACCTCTTTAATAGGAAATGTATCTAAAATATTAGATAAGTTTATTCCAGACAAAGATTTAAAAGTTAAAGTCGAATCTGAGTTAGTAGCTTCTATTAATGATATAGATAAGGCTCAAGCACAAATTAATTTACAAGATGCTAAAAGTTCTAATTTATTTCAATCAATGTGGAGACCTACTCTTTGTTGGGTTTTAGTGTTATCTTTTAGTTTAAATTTCTTCTTTTCTCCTATTCTTGCTATATTTAATATTGATGTACCACAAGCTGATATGTCTGTTATGATGCCTGTACTGTTTGGAGTTTTAGGACTTGGTACTCTTAGAACTTACGAACTTAAAACTGGAGTTAAAAAATAATGCCTTATGTTGAATTAAAAATACCAAGTGGAGTTTATAAGAACGGAACAGAATTGCAGTCAAAAGGCCGTTGGCATGATTGTAATTTAGTTCGTTGGGATAATAATGCTATGCAACCAGTAAAAGGTTGGACTCAATTAGGTAGTTCTACAGTAACAGGCAAAGCTAGAAAAATGGTTAGTTGGACTGATAACAATAGAAACAGAAGATTAGGCGTAGGCACTTCTAGTAAATTATATTATTATACTATTGAAGGTCAGCAATATGACATAACTCCAACAGGATTTACTACAGGAAATGATGACGCTGTTGAAAATGTTTCTTATGGTAATTATATATATGGAACAGGTAACTATGGTACACAAAGACCTGACCACGGTATATGGACACCTTGCACAACTTGGTCTTTAGATAATTGGGGGCAATATTTAGTTGGTTGTAGCACAACAGACGGAAAAGTTTATGAGTGGCAATTAATTAACGGAACTGTTGCTCAACAAATTGCTAATTGCCCAACAAGTAATCAAGGTATAATTGTTACAGAAGAAAGAGCGTTAATGCTTTTAGGTGCTGGTGGTGACCCGAAAAAAATACAATGGTCAGACTTAGAAGATAACACAGATTGGACACCAGGTGGCACAAATCAAGCTGGTAGTTTTAATCTTAATGGTAATGGGAAAGTAATAACAGCAATAAGAACTAAAGGTCAAATACTTATACTTTCAACTATTGATGCTTATACTTCAACTTATGTAGGCTTACCTTTTGTATATTCTTTTGAAAGAGTTGGCTCTAATTGTGGTATTATTTCAGCAAACTCAATAGTAGCTACTGATACTTTTGCAGTTTGGATGGGTAATGGTCAGTTCTTTATGTACGATGGACTTGTCAAATCATTACCATGTGAAGTTAGCGATTATGTCTTTAGTGATATGAATGTTAGTCAAAAAAGTAAAGTATATGCTTTTAACAATTCTCAATTTTCTGAAATATGGTGGTTTTATCCTAGTTCTGATAGCACAGAAAACAATAGATATGTTGCCTGGAACTATAAAGAAAATCATTGGACAATAGGTAATTTAGCTAGAACTTGTGCAGAAGATGAAGGTATATTTTTAAATCCTATTATGATTGGTTCTGACTATAAACTTTATGAACACGAAACTGGATATTCATATTCAGGCGAATCAACGAGTGTTTTTGCTGAATCAGGACCTTATCAACTTGACCAACCAAGCGGTAAGTTAATGAATGTGTTACAAATAATACCAGACGAAAAAACATTAGGTGATGTTTCTGCTAAATTTAAAGTTAGAAACTACCCTACAGGCACAGAAACAACTCACCCAAGTAGTGGTTCTTTTGCTTTAGCCAATCCTACAGATGTAAGATTTACTGCTAGAGAAGTTAAATTTAGAGTTGAAACTGCAAGAAATTCTGATTGGAGAGTTGGCAATATGCAGATATTCGTAAGAGCTGGTGGAGGTAGAGGATAATGAGATTACCTTTACCAATGCAAGAATATAGTTCTAGTGTTGCTCAACAGACAAATAATACCTTAGAGCAAGAAGATAAAAAAAACTTTAAGAAAGATACAGATATAAACATTAACGATGGGCGATTAATCCTGAAATCTCCTAACGGAACACGATATAATATAACAGTAGATAATTTAGGCAATATAACAGCGAGTACAATATGACAATAGAAAATTTTGAAAAATGTTGCGAAAGCATACAGAAAGCGTTAGATTATGGAAAGAACAGTCATACTATTGATGATGTAAGACAAAGTATAGCCAAAGGTGAAATGTTTTTTCATTCTTTAGGAAACTCCTTCATTATTACTGAAGTTCATGTATTTCCACAGTATTATAATTTACACGGTGTTTTAGCTGGTGGTCATACAGAAGAAATAAAAGAAATAATGCCTATGTTAGAAAACAAAGCAAGAGAAGTAGGTTGCAAATACACAACTTTAACAGGAAGAAAAGGTTGGCAAAGAGAGTTTAAAGATGTTGGTTATAAACCAACTTTCTTTACATTAGATAAGGAGTTATAGAAATGGCTAAATCAAAAGGTAGTAATAGTTCAGAACTAGACCCAGCCATTAAAGCAATGATGCAAGAAACCTTTAACATTGGTAAAGGTGCTGTAATGGAATCAGTCGATACAGGTCGTAGAGATATGTATGGTCGACCTATTATGGAAGACAGATTAAAAGATTACGAAGCGTATCAAGACCCAAGATTTGCTGAAGTAGATGCTTATACAACAATGGGTGAAAGAGACGCATTAAAATTTTTAGGCGGTAATCAGTTTGCAGAAACAGATAGAATGAACGACTTATATGGTAGAATGTCGAATGTTGCTAATTACACACCTGACCAAGTATCTTCAAGAGATGTATCTTCAAGAGATGTTGCCGCTGGTACTATTGATTTACCAAGTGAAATAGCTAGAACAATGGTATCTTCAAGAGATGTAACAGGCGAAAGAGTTGCAGACCCAAATGACATTTCAGCAAGAGAAGTTTTAGAAAGAGGTTTTGATATTGAGAGAATTAGTCAGCCTGGCTTAATAAACCCTCAAACTTTAGCAAATACTTCTTTGGACCCGTATATGAATCCTTATAACGAAATGGTTAGAGATGTAACTATTAATGAAATTTTAGAAGGTAGAGATAAATCATTATCACAATTACAAGATAGGGCCATTCAAGCAGGTGCATTTGGGGGTACTAGAGAGGGTGTAGAAGCTGGTCTTATACAAAACAAAGCATTATCAGAAATAGCTAAACAAAGTGCATTATTAGGTCAACAAGGTTTTAACACAGCTTCACAATTAGCTTCTCAAGACATAGGTTTATTAAATCAAGCACAAAGAGATAACATTACAAATCAAATGGAAGCACAAAGATTAAATCAAGCTACTGATTTATCAGCAGAACAATCAATGTTAAATGCGGCCATGGAAGCACAAAGATTAAATCAATCTAGGGATTTATCACTAGGTCAATTTAATACAGAAATGATGCAACAGTCTGCTTTAGCAAATCAAGCCAACGCAAGAGAAATTGATTTAGCAAATGCTACTAGAGATTTACAAGCACAAGGCATGAACCAAGAAGATGCTTTTAGAGTTGCTCAATCAAATGTCGATAATAAATATAGAGCCCAAGCACAGAATGTAGCTAATCAACTTGAAGCAGATTTAGCCAATCAATCATCATCATTACAAGCAGATTTAGCCAATCAATCATCATCATTACAGGCCGGTATGGCTAATCAAGGTGCTGGTCTTGAAGCTAACGCATTGAATCAACAAGGTTTACTATCAGCGGCCGATTTAGCTTCTGGTGTAACAGATTCAGCTTTAGGCCAATTTGGTGCTATGACAGATATAGGCGATAGAAGAATGGCGAGAAACCAACAACAATTAGATTTTGATTATCAACAGTATTTAGAAGGGCAAGAATATCAAATGATGTTAGCACAATATTTAGGTGGTATATTACAAGGATTCCCAACACCTATGAAATCAACAGGAAAACAAAGCAGTTTCTCAACATTATTTGGATAAGAGGTAAAAAATGGTTATAGATAGAAGAAGAAAATTTTTAGAAGATTTAAACTTAATACAGTTAAGAAACCCTAGTAGCAATAATAACGCAGGAATACCTGACCCTGCTATTGGTTTTTCAACTACAACAACTCAAGGGGTTGACCCTTCTAAAGTTGAAGGGCCAAGTATTCTTGATTTTGGAGATATAATTAGAGGTGCAGTATCACAAAAAGTAGGCACAGTAGGACCTGACGACATATTTGGTGCAGAAGTTAAAGCTGGACAAAAAGATACGCTAGACGAACCTGTAAGTATTATTGATGATTCAGGTACAGTAATCCATACAGGGGAAAGAA